CTTCTATTGCTATTGGCGTTGCTGACGATGGCTTGCGTCCAGCATTTACCCGTTTAGTTAGATCAACGCAAGATGTTGAAGAAGCCCAGAAGCTGCTAAATTTAGCACTAGATTTAAGTGCTGCAACGGGCAAGCCCTTAGAGACAGTTACTAACGCCCTTGGTAGAGCTTATGATGGCAATACAACAGCACTTGGCAAATTAGGTCTAGGAATCGATAAAACAGATTTAGCATCACAAACCTTTGATGAAACTTTTAATCAACTAACTAGCACCTTTGGTCAATTTGCTGAAAATGAAGCAGAGACAACAACTAAGCAAATGGAGCGCGTCAAAATTGCTCTTGATGAAGCCAAAGAATCTATCGGCGCAGCTTTGCTTCCAATTGTCCAAGAATTAACTGAATGGATATTAGAAAACTTTATTCCAGCGCTTGAAGCATTTATCTCAGGCTTAACTGGAACTGATGGACTTAATGAAGGCTTGACCGAATCACAAAAAGTTGCAGTTGAATGGGGCAAAAAAGTAAGAGGCTTTATTAATACAGTTATTGATCTTAAGGATGAGCTTTTTCTACTTGCTGGGGTATTAGCAACAGTATTTGTAGTAAGCAAAATTGCAGCTGGAGTCCAAGCCACTATTCTTCTAATCCAAGGCCTAGTCGCTGCTTATGTTGCTTTAAGAAATAGCGCGGTAGCGGCCGCCATCGCATCTCGATTTGCTTTGAATCCGTTGGCTGGTTTAGCAACTGGTGCAGCCGTAGTTGGCGCAATTATTGCTGCGACCAAATTATTTGATAATCAAGCAAATGCAGCAGCAGGGACAGGCGGTAATACAGTTTCGTCGTCTAGTCTGCCATCAGGCTTTACTGCTGGAACGCCAGTAGTCAGCGGTGGCGCTTCTAGTGTTGGCGGTTCTACTGGTGGAAGTATTGGCGGCGGTAAGATTATTGCGCCAGTTGTTACAGGCACAATGCCTACTCTTTCATCTGGATTAAATCCATCGGGTAGGGCAATTTCATCTGGATTTGATGTTGCAGCTGCTAGACGCGGAGAAGAGCGAGGCAATGTAATTATCAATGTCAATGCGCCAAGCGCAATAGATGAAGAAGGATTTACTAGGGCCGTAGTCTTAGCTCTTAATAATAGCAATGCTCGCAACGGCGGTGGAGGCGCTATCCTTGGCGGTCTAGTAGCACAATGACCCTTTGGAATCCAGTTTATAGAGTAAAGGTTGATGGGGTTACAGTCACTAGCGCCACTCTTAGCGGCTTAACTATCACTTCTGGTCGCACCGATATTTATGAGCAGCCTATTGCTGGTTACTGCAACTTGAGTCTTATAGAGACAGCTGAAGCGTCAGTTCCTTACGAAGTAAATGACGCAGTAACAATAGAAGTGCAAGATTCTACTGGGGCTTATGTCAATCTCTTTGGTGGCTTTATTACTGATTTAGGCATCACAGTTCAAACTTCAGGATCAACAGCTACAAGCCAGCAAATTAGAATCCTTGCAGTAGGAGCTTTAGCGCGACTTGCTAGGGCAGTTTATACTGGCAACTTTGCTCATCAATTTGATGGAGATCGCGTTGAGACATTACTTAGCGGCGTATTATTTGACCAATGGAATGAAGTGCCAGCGGCAGAGACTTGGAACGGCTATAACGCCACTACCCAATGGCAAGATGCAGAAAATAGCGGACTAGGCGAGATAGATACTCCTGGGGATTATGAGCTGCACTCTGAGACTGGCCTCAATGACACAGTTTATAATTTAGCTTCTCGGTATGCGACTAGCGGATTAGGTTATTTATACGAGGATTCTCAGGGCCGAATAGGGTATGCCGATTCAACACATCGAGCCCAATATCTATCGGCTAACGGCTATGTGGATCTAGATGGCAATCACGCCATCGGGCCAGCTCTTTCAATAGTCAAACGCGCTGGAGATGTCCGAAATGCAATTACAGTCGGGTATGGGACTGGCAGCGCATCGGTAACTGATGAGGATGCAGCCTCTATATCGCTATACGGGCAACTAGCTAACACAATATCTACGACTCTTAGGCATCAAGCTGACGCCGAAGCTCAAGCAGCCTTTTATCTCCTAATCCGCGCTTATCCGCAATTTGCCCTAAGGCAGATAACCTTTACTACGGCCAATTCAGAGATTGATAATGCTGACAGAGATAACTTGCTAAATGTGTTTATGGGTATGCCAATAAATATTACAAATTTGCCACTCAATATGACCAATGGCGAGTTTCAAGGATTTGTGGAGGGTTGGACTTGGACTGCAGGTCTTAATCGCCTCGACCTGACTATGAACCTATCGCCTATAGCTTTTAGCCTGCAAGCCTTCCGTTGGAACTCAGTCCCAGCGGTTGAGAGTTGGAATACAATAAATCCATTACTGGAATGGTATAACGCTACAATTGTGGCATAGGAGAATAAATGGCAACGACTACTAATTATGGCTGGGACACTCCTGACGATACTGATCTCGTCAAGGATGGTGCAGCTGCTATTCGAACACTTGGATCGTCAGTTGATACAACTACAAAAAATCTAAATCCTCAGACTACTACGGGCGCTATTGCTTATAGATCAGCAACTGCTAATGTAAATACCGCCTTGCCAATTGGAACGGCTGGACAGGTTTTGAAAGTGAATTCTGGTGCAACTGCTCCAGAGTGGGGTGCTGCGGCTGCTGGTATGACACAATTAGCAACTGGAGGCCTAACTGGTGCATCAGTCGTTATTAGTGCGATAAGCGGTTCTCACAAAGATTTGCAATTAGTTGTAAGAAACTTTTTACCTGCTACTGATGCTGATACCTTGAGATGCAGAATTAATCAAGACTCAAATGCCTCTAGGCACTATAATAACACTTATACAACAACTGGTGGAGCTTTTGGGGCGACGAGTTGGGGATTAACGCAAGGACAAGATAATAGTGTTGATAAGTCATTAGTTGTATTAAATATTTACGATTATGCCAATGCAGTTACTTGGAAATTTGGAAATACTTTAGGCATAACAGTAGATCCAACAACAACTACTCAAGTGCAAACTAATACGGAAATTAAAGTTTATAATCAAACAACTGCAGTAAGTTCTTTAGAACTTTTTTGCAGTAGCGGTAATTTTACTAGCGGAACTTACATACTTTACGGAGTGTCCTAAAATGCCAATAATTAAAATACATAATGTAGAAACAGGCGAAGTAATTGAACGCGAAATGACCGATGAAGAAATTGAGCAGCGCGAAACAGACCAAGCCTTACTAGCCAGCCAAGCAGCCGAAGCAGAAGCGAAGGCAGCAAAAAAAGCATCCCTACTGCAGCGCCTAGGGATAACCGAAGAAGAAGCCAAGCTGCTTCTTTCATAGCACAATTTATAAAGATAATGGCGAAACTTTGTGCAGCAGGTATTCAGCTTCGGGAGCAAATTGATGACGATTATCCTGAGCGCGATAGGAAGTCTGATGGCTGGATTGCTGATGCTAGGCATCTTGCAAAAGGCACTTCTGACCATATACCAATTGATGGAATCGTCAGAGCTTTAGATATTGATGCTGATTTATCAGCTCACAAAGAAGAGGCTTATGCGTTAGTTGAGAAGATTCGTAAGTTAGCCAAGAAGGGCGATAAGCGAATTAAATATATTATCTATGACGGCAAGATTATGAGTCCGATACTGGGATGGAAGCGCAGAGCATACAAAGGTGCTAACCCTCACCGGTCGCATTTGCATATTTCATTTACAACTTTGGGAGACAAAGATGGCAGTTATTTCAACCTCGAAGGAGAAGCTAATGAGCGACTTAAAGAAAATGGCAGAGAGCTGGGCAAAGACATTCCTAGCAACGGCGCTAGCGACCTATCTAGCAGTCGGCCTAGATGTAAATGCCATTGCAAATGCAGCTCTGGTATCAGTCTTGCCTAGCATCATTAACTGGCTAAACCCTAACTACGAAAGATACGGCAGAATCAAGTAATGGCGGCTACTGAGCTAGCAACGCTGGTTGCCTCAGTCCTAGGATCTATTGCCTTGCTGATTGCTGGACTTCGCTACATAATTAAATTGGAGAATATTCCAATAGTGTCGCGACTCGATAAAATGGAGTCTCAGCTAGAATTGGCCCTAGCGAGAGGGGTCAGAAATGGCAACGCGAAAGCGCGTAAGTAA